TAAAACTATGAAAAACACAGATTACAAAACGCAATTAGGAAGAATAAAAGAATTTATTGAAAGTTATGCTGGATACGATATATCCACAAGGTCACGTAAAGCAGAGGTGGTAATGTTTAGAACGCTATACTTTAAGTTAGCAATGGAGAGTACAGATTGGGGATTAGAAAAAATAGGAGAGATAGTTAAACGTGACCACTCAACTGCTATCCACGCCAGAAAGATGTTTGACGAGGTAATGAACAATAGAACATTAAAGAATTTATATTGTATGTATAAATCTGATGTTCTTGGTCAAGAGATAAGTGATAACTACAAAGAGATTGAACAGTACAATGAGTTAAAAAAGAAATACAACGCCTTGTTGTTTGACCAGAAACTAACCTATAAAGACTTAAAGAATAAGGAAACAATAGAACTAACAGAAAACGAAAAGGCATACAGAAAACTATCAGATGAAAAGAAAGAAGATTACGATAGACGTGCTGCACTTGTACTTAAATCATATAAGTGGAAAGAATATAATTCAACATTTGAAATAATAAACTGCGGAGGAGTAACTGACGCAAGGGCAACTTTAAGATAAAAAATATGGATTGGGAACTAGAAATACAACTGCACTTACCACACGATAGATTACTATTAGGTTGGGAGTACATTGCACCAGATAAGGAATATAACTACAATACAATCAAGTTATATTTGTTTATTGTTACATTTACTTTAGATTTTTGATATGAAAAAACAAATACAAAGAATACAACAACTTATTGATAAACTACCTAATGGTAAAAGAAGAAAAGAATTGTTTAAAAAATTACTTAAATTAAAAATAAAGATTTAATACGTTATATAGTTATGATACAGAAAGTTAAAATAAGCAAAGTAAAACCTAACAAAGATAATCCAAGACTTATAAAGGACAATAAGTTTAAAAAGTTAGTAAGGTCAATTAAAGACTTCCCCGAAATGTTAGAATTAAGACCAATAGTAGTTAATAATGATAATGTTGTTTTAGGTGGGAATATGAGATTAAAAGCGTGTAAGGAGGCTGGATTAAAAGAAGTGTATATTCTAAAAGCAAAAGATTTAACCGAAGAACAACAAAAAGAGTTTATTGTAAAAGATAATGTAGGCTTTGGAGAATGGGATTGGGATATACTTGGAAATGAATGGAATGTTGAAAAACTCGAGGAATGGGGTTTAGAGGGGTTTCCATTTGAAATTAATACTCAAGTAGAAGATGAGTACAATCGTTCAGTAGAAGTGCCTAAATATAAGCCTAACGAGATTAAGCCTAAAGTAAATGAATTGTTTGATAATGAGAAAACAAATAAATTTATAGAAAACATTGAAAAAGCAGATATACCAAAAGAAGAAAAAGACTTTCTAATAAAAGCGGCACACAGACATATTAAATTTAACTACAAAAATATAGCCGATTACTATGCACACGCAAATAAAGAAGTGCAAGAACTAATGGAAGATAGTGCTTTGGTTATAATAGACTTTAACAAAGCAATAGAAAATGGCTACGTTTCTTTAAGTGATAAAATACAAAACCAATACAAGTCAGACTATGGAGAATAATTTTTGTGCATTCATACTAACACACGGAAGACCAGATAGTGTTATAACATACGATAGCCTAAAAGAACAAGGCTATACTGGTAAGATTTATATTGTTATTGATAACGAAGATAAGAAAGCAGATGAATATTATAAGAAGTTTGGAGATGAAGTAATAATGTTTGATAAAGAAGAAATGTCAAAAACATTTGATGAAGCAGATAATTTTAATGATAGACGTGCTATTGTATATGCAAGAAACGCTTGTTTTAAAATAGCAAAAGACTTAAACATAAAATACTTTATTCAACTTGATGATGATTATACTTCTTTTAGATACTCTGCTAATAGCAAAGGGGAATATATAACACAAGATACAAGGATAAAAAACTTGGATATTATATTTAACGCTATGTTAGATTTCTACAAAGAAACAGATGTTCATAGTATTGCTATGGCACAAGGTGGAGATTTTATAGGTGGAGAAAGTTCAAAAGTTTTTAAAGATAAACTTGCAAGAAAATGTATGAATAGTTTTATATGTTCTACCGATAGACCTTTTATATTCGATGGTAGAATAAATGAAGATGTAAATAACTATACCTATAAAGGAAGTATAGGATATAAATTCTTTACAATAGCATCAGTAAGATTAGAACAAAAACAAACACAAAGTAATCAAGGAGGTATGACTGATATATACCAAGACAATGGTACATATATAAAATCTTTTTACTCCGTTATATTTCAGCCATCAAGTGTTACAGTATCACTAATGGGAAACAAAAATATGAGATTACATCACAGAGTAAACTGGATTTATACAACACCACAAATTTTAGACCAAAAATATAAATTATGAGTTATCCAAAGGACAAAAAGCAACAACATAAAAAAGAAAGTATTATTAATGCTTTAGAACAGACGTTAGGTGTAGTTACATCTGCTTGTAAGATAGTAGGTATAAATAGAAGTACTTTTTATAGATGGCTTGAAGATGATGCTGAATTTAAAAGAGATGTAAATGACATAAGCAATATAGCATTAGACTTTGCAGAAAGTAAGTTACACGAACAGATACGAGATAATAACACTACTGCTACTATATTCTATCTAAAGACAAAAGGTAAGAAAAGAGGTTATATAGAACGTCAAGAAATTACTGGTGCTGATGGTATGCCTAACAACTTTAAAATAGAGATAATTGACAAGACAGAGGACGTTACAGACAAATAAGGTATTTGGTCACTTAATAAATTCTAACAAGAAGATTGTAGTTGAACAAGGCGGTACTCGTTCTGGTAAAACATATAATATAATCTTATGGATAATCTTTCACTATTGCCTTAACAATAAGGAAAAGGTAATAACTATTTGTCGTAAGAGTTTCCCAAGTTTAAGGGCAACAGTAATGAGGGATTTTATGGCTATACTTGAAGAACATAAACTTTATAATGAAACCAACCACAATAAGTCTAATAGTGAATACAGTCTATTTGGAAACCTTGTAGAGTTTATTTCTTTAGACCAGCCACAAAAGATTAGAGGGCGTAAAAGGGACTTGCTATTTGTTAACGAGGGTAATGAGTTGTATTTTGAAGATATGCAACAGTTACTCTTTAGAACACAAGAAAGGATTATACTTGATTTTAATCCATCAGATGAATACCATTGGATATATGATAAGTTAATACCAAGAGATGACTGTGATTTCTTTAAGACCACCTATTTAGATAATCCTTTTATTGAAGAAAGCATTAGAAAGGAAATAGAACTTCTTAAAGATACAGATGAACAGTATTGGCAGATATATGGCTTAGGAGAAAGGGCAGCAAGTAGAAGTACAATATTTAAGTATTTTGAAGTTAATGTTATTCCAGAAAGTTCTAAATTGATTTCGTATGGTATGGATTTTGGTTATACTAATGACCCAACAACTTTGGTTAGTGTTTATACAGAGGGGCATAATCTTTATATCAAGGAACATTTATATAGAACTCAAATGACCACGCAAGATATTAATACCTTTTTAAGAGATGAAAACATTGTTGGTAGTGTATATGCTGATAGTGCAGAACCAAGACTTATATCAGAGTTAAAGAAAATGGGACATTCTATATTCCCAAGTATAAAAGGTAAGGATAGTGTAAATGCTGGTATTGATTTATTAAAAAGATATAAGATAAATATATTAAATACCTCAACAAATGCAATATCAGAGTTTAGAAACTATAAATGGAAAGAGGATAAAACTGGTATGCTTACCAATACTCCAGAAGATAAGTATAACCATATAATAGACAGTTGTAGGTACGCTACTTATTCTATATTAAGTAGACCAAACTTTGGTAGATATGCTTTGCATTAAGTTAAAAATTTGTTAAAATATTTTTTTGATAGTATTTATTTTATAATATTTGCAAAAACAATAAATACATTATGACAGAGTTTGAAAAAATAGGTTACTTTATAGAATATATGATTGACACCAAATATATTGGTACTAAAGTTATAGACAAGCCAGACAGAAAAGAGGTTGGCTATTATGGACGTATAGATAGTATAGCAACAGAAGATATTATATTAGATAATAAAAGGCGAATTAAAAAAGGTCAATCTTATTATACTCGTATGTATCCACTTTGTGGTAAGTTAAAACACAAAAACTATTAAATGTTAAAATTATGTTAAAAGTTTTTATAGCATCTAAAAGCATCTTATATTTGTACCAACAAAGAAAAGTAATAAACTTTAAAATTAAATAAAATGAACTGTACTTACAAAGCAAAGCAAATGATTAACCAAAGAAGAATTTCAAGAAAATCTTTAAAGACTGGTTTTACCGCTATATTTTCGGACAAGCAAACTCCAACTCAATGTTGGGATAAGTTTTTAGGAGACTACACAATTATGAGTTACTCACAAATTGCTTGGAAATGTAATAGAACTGGAAAAATAACTAAAATATAATAAAACAATAACCTTAAAAACTAATAAAATGAAAAAATTAAAAAGAGTTTGGAAAAACACAGAATTACACGTTAAAATTGGAGTGCCGATTATTGCACTAATAATAATACCAGCATTGGTAATAATAATAAAAAACTTTTGCACTATCGCAGATAGATTATAA